GGAGAAAAGGCCTTTTGATCTAACTCTGACATAGAATTCCAGTCCTTTTTCTTCCATGTAATATTTGCTAAATGATCAAATATTGTGGCTGGCTTACTTATCTTCTTTTGGCCTGAACTCTTCATTTATATAATTACAATCATCACATCTAAATGTTGGTACAGGAACTATCTGTTCTTTGCCTGTTGGTGATATTAATGCAGATAGTCTTTTGAAAGCTTGTACTTGTCTAAAATACTTACATCCACATTCTTCACAAACAATATCTTTAAGATCTGATGGTTTTACATTAATGGTTGCTTTTGGTGGTTTTCCATCCATTCCTATAATTTTACTCATAATTTTCCTTTATTTTAACTCGTTTAATAATTTTACTATTGTCGACATGACATGTAATTCTTTATCTACTGCAAATGCATCTTGATATTGAGATTCTGCTAAAATTAATATCACGCTTGCAATATGTCCTTTAGCGTAATTATCAATTTCATCGAATAAAAATTTATGTAATGCTGTAAAGTCTTTTACTTTACTATCATTAATATATTGTCTAATATCTTTAAATGCATTTTTCTTACTAGTATTAGATTTTAATATATTTAATACTTCGGCCATATAATTTGCTTGGACTAGACTTTCTTCATCTATTTTTAATGTTCCATCAACTACCTGTCTTTGAGCTGAATTCAATACTCTTCTTATATCTGGATATCCGTTATCAATTAATGTTTTTATATCTTGGAGGTCATATTTTATCTCAAGATCGTTTAATATATCAGCAATCCGTTTTGCAACTGATAACTTATCTGGTGGAGTAATTCCAAATACTTGACATCTAGATTGTATTGGGTCAATAATCTTCTCAACATAATTACATGTTAAAATAAATCTAGTTGTTTTAGAAAATGTTTCCATTAAATTTCTTAATGCAGCTTGACCATTTGGAGTCATATAATCTGCTTCATCTAATATAACAATTTTCCATCTTTTGAATCCTACTGTACTTGCAAAGTTCTTTACTTTAGTCCTAACCGTTTCAATATTATTTTCGTCAGATGCATTTATATACATAACATCTGCATCAACATTTCCTGAAATTATCTTTGCTAATGTTGTTTTGCCTGTTCCGGCAGGCCCATAAAATAATAGATGCGGAACATCTCCATTTTCAAGATATAATTTTACTTTACTGATAACTAATTCATTACCAACATATCCGTCTAATGTACTCGGCCGAAATTTTTCAACCCATAATGTATGTTCTTGATTTCCGTACATATTAAGCTGTTTGTAATTGTACTAAATAATAAGTTGATGTATAATTTTTACCTTTAAAGGTAACTCTTGCTAAACCTGCACTTGAGACTTCTAAACGGCCAGATTCGGCATCTTTATTTGCAACTAAAATTTCTTTAAATAATGTAGATGAAAAACATATAACTGACATGTCTGTACTTCCTTGTGTATCTAAATTGAATTTAATTCTATTAGTATTTATAGTCTGATAATTTATAATCATTTCTACTTCATCATTATTACATTTAATTCCAAAATTTTCTGTTTCAGGTAATGCATTTTTTGCTTTAATAAATTTATTTCTAAAATCATTAGTGATACTAATTGATGCGTTCCAGTCAGGTGTATTTTTTAAATCTGGAACTTGTCTTATAACTGATAAATCAGCTAACATAAATGTCATATCAACATCTTTATCATTAATACCAATACTGACAGCTGTTTTATCTACAGCATTGACATTAACTGTTAAATCGTCTCCTACGGCTGATAACATCTTTACTAATGCCGGTGTTGCATAAACTCCTAAATCATGAGTTCCTAAATCTAGATTAGTTGAATTGATAGTTCCTATCACATTTTGATCATCTGTGATAAAATTTGTTTGTAATGTTCCATCTTGTGCAACCCATTTTACTGATGTAGTTGCTCCAGCTAGGTGATACCTGCTGATAAAATTTATTAAGTCGTTCTTTTTCATATTATTCTGCCTTTTGTTCAAAAAATTGGTTAAAAATATCTTTGTTCATTGTTGTTATACTTTGTCCTCCGAACTTCTGATAGTATTGTTTATATTTTTCATATGTTGTAATAGCTTTATCTGGGTCTTCAAACATTTCATAAATGCTTTTTAATACTGCAGCTAAATTATTTGGAACAACATATTGAGCAACATCTCTATGAGCTGCTACTATTTTGTTTACTTCTTGTATTGTATTTTGAAATACATGAACATTATGTAATACCATTCTTGGAACAGCATCTTTATTATATTCTTCTAACATGCCCCAATTAAAATCTTTACATGCTGGACAATCTAAACTACATGGAACTAATAAATCATGTTCTAAGTCTGGAATTTCTAATTCTAACTTATTTCCGTCTTCATCTTTGCCTGGCTTTGGCATATATAAATCCGTAAATGATAATTTCTTAAAATTATGCGAATGTAAATAAGTTCCATACACAGGATATTGGCCAGGCGAACTTGAATCTGTTGTAACTACTATTCTATTTCCAAAATGTTTATTCAAATTCTTTTGTATTGTTGATAAAATAAAGAAATCAGATATTTTAGAAATACCTAGTAAATGTAAATATTCTAAATTTACTTTTTCGAATTCTCTATTTTTTAACATTAAAGCTAATGCCCACATAAAATCAACTAACTTTTGTGGTCCTCCTATTGCCCAACCTTGAAATTCAAAATGCTTAAATTTCTGATACCACCAGTCATACTCTTGTGGATTAGAACCTTGTAGCATATTTAAGTATTTTGTCTTTCCTGTTTGGTTCTTTTCAAACCAAGCAAAATTATCAAAACTAATATCTGCACATTCATAAAATTTATTTTCATAAACTGTTTTAGGTGGAATATCTAAATTAGCTGCTACATCTGAATTGGCTTCTAACCAATGGAATATCTTTTCACGTAAATCATGACTATATTTTAATGCTCCTGTAGCTATTTGATATCCTCCGGAGTCACCGAACACTAATGTGTCTTTTCCTAATCCCATCTGTTCTCTAATATCCATCTTCTTGTAATAATGGCCTGCAGTAACTAGAAAGTACTTATGTCTAAATGATTCTGGATATTCATTGTCATAAAACCTACATGGAGTACCTGATGATAATTTATCATCTTTAATTAATGCTGATGCAAATCCTCCGGCCGATAATGACGGGAAGTAAATAAATTCTTTTTCTTTACTCATTAAATAATACTTTTCTTAACCCATTACATGAAAAATAATTCTCATGTAAACTATTTGCTAATTCTTTTACTTGTTTCTTATAATGATCATGATGTTCTATATATTCTATAATTGTTGATATCAATCTATCCTTATTCTTCATATACGATTCCCATGACTCTGTCCATTCACTTGGATATTTGAAATCATCTGAATACATTTCTGTATAACTTAACCTGTCTGGAACCATTGGTATCGCACCTGCTAATGCTCCTTCATAGCATGAAATACCTAATGTCTCTTGAAGATTTGCAGAGAATACCATTTTAGACCTTTCTAATAGACTATGATATTCTTTTTTACTAAAATTATGTTCTTGACATATTATACATTTATATGTTTCTGGCAACGATTTAGCTAAATCTTCAAATATCTCTGGTTGTTTTTCTGGAGCCATTCTATGTGGAAATAATATAATGTCTTCTTTAGGTTGTGGCTTAAACATTTTATATAAATACTCCATCGGCCATCCTGTTCTAAAACATTCAATATCATCATAACCAAAATTATCTCTAAACATTTTCAAATGATCATCTGATGCAAACCAATTATAATCTATTGTTTGAGCTAATGATTTTTCAAATGTCTTAACCCATTTATCTTTAATTAATCTACCTAAAAAGTCATTTGGGTCATAATTACCAGCATGCCAAAGACCGTGAATCTTAATTGGTATTTCTAACAATTGACTCATATATTTCAATTGAATGATACTTGGGTTCCATGCATCTGTATAAATAAAATGGTCTCCAGGCTTAACTTCGTTATCACAAAACAATCTGCCTATTTTAACCATTTGTGCACTCTTGTAAATATTAGTGCCTCCAAAATTTAAAAATGCTCCTGGAGTAGTTGCTTCAGGAA